GAGTTAAAGAATGGGATTGAATTAATGACTGAGGCGGTTATAACTTATTTAGAGTCTATTGCGGTTCCAGTTACAGGAGATATGATTGATAATATTGCAACCATATCTACAAACAATGATCCAGTACTTGGTAAGATTATTGCCGATGCTTTTAGATCCGTTGGAGAAACCGGTATTGTTATGATGGAAACATCATCAAACGCAGAAACAGAAATAGAAGTTATTGAGGGAGTTCAATATGATAAAGGTTTAGTTAATTCAAATTTTATAACTAATCCTAGTAAAAGAACATCAGAGTTAGATAATCCTGTAGTTTTAATTATTGAATCACCGGTTGAAGGTATTAGACAAATACAATCAGTATTAGAATATGTAATTAAAGCAAACCGTTCTTTATTGATTATTGCAGATGTGGAAACAAATGTTTTATCTGCTTTAGCAATGAATAAAGTTAAAGGTAATATAAAAGTAAATGTAATTAATGCACCAACTTATGGTGTTAATAAAAAGGATACACTAGCAGATCTTGCTTTATTAACTGGTGCAACAATTATAAACGAAGACTTAGGTGACGATATGGATTTAATCCAGCCAGAACACTTAGGCACTTGCTTAAAAAGTATTACAGATGATTTTGAAACTATAATCCAGGTTGGTGGAGTTACTGAAGAAGTTCAGGCGTTAATTGATTCAATTAAAGAACAACTAGGAGGCAAACTTAATCCTGGGGAGGTTATTAGATTAGAAAAAAGATTAGCTAGGTTATCTGCAAAGGTAGCTATTGTAAAGGTAGGTGCTAATTCAGATATAGAACTAAAAGAAAAAGCAGATAGAGTTGAAGATGCGATTTGCGCAACTAAAGCCGCTATTAAAGAAGGTATTGTTCCTGGAGGTGGAATTGCTTTATTAGACGCTTCTGAAAATCATGTTTGGTTATCAATAGGTGGTGAAGTACTGTTAAAAGCTATTAAAGCTCCTTATAATACAATATTAAAAAACGCAGGAGTAGAGTCTGTAAAAGCTCCTAGAGCTAAAGGATATGGTTTGAATGTGGTTACAAATGAATATGTAAACATGATTGAGGCTGGAATTATTGATCCGTTATTGGTTACTAAATCCGCATTAAGGAACGCATCGTCTGTAGCTGTTACAATATTGTCAACTGACTGTGTGATTAATAACCTCAGGATATCATGAAAGCAATAGGTAACAATATTATAATTTCGTTAAAGAAAACGGGATTAAGTAAAACAGAAGGTGGTTTAATTCTAGCGGAAAAAGATAAAGAAAACATAAGATATAAAGAAGCCGTTATAGTTTCTATAAGTGAAGATATAAAATCATTAAATGTTGGCGATGTTATATATTATGACAAGAGTGCTGGACACGGAATAGATTTTGAGGGCAACGATTACAAGGTTATAAAATTACAAGATGTTGTAATTGTATTATGAGAAGGCTAGAAGCAAAAGATGTAAAAGATCTTGGGCTATTAAAACATTATCGTTTAATACGTAGATGGGCTTGCAGAAACAATAACCTAACCGATGCCGATTTGGAGTTGCTAATATACTTCGATTGTATGGAGTTTTTCACAAAGCAAGATTATAAGATTGGTACATACGCATATAGTTGGGACAATAAACGCTGGAACAATTTGTTAAAAGAGGGTTGGATAGTGGTATGGAGAAACCATAACCATACAACTCAAAAGTACAACATATATAAAGTTTCATTTAAGTGTAAACAACTAATAAGTAGAATGTATCGTATTATGCTTGGGACAGAAGATGTGCCAACAAGTAATCATAGGAACACTATAATGCGAGGTAAAACATACACCGATAAAGTATTACAAGTAGCAATTAATCACGTTAATAAAGATAAAACAAGATGATAAATAATACCAGAAGCCTTAGGCGCGGAACAAATACTAGTCAGCCACAAAGCAAGGCCACTAGGACCATACTTAATAAATGGCAACAAAACAGTGGTGACTTTGGAATGGAAGGTATGCTTAGAAAATCAATAGAAGCAAAGATTAATAAACAAAATTTAAGTACTCCTACAGCGAGTGTTGCAACTGCTCCTCCAGTAACTGTTGATCCAATGGCTTTAGAAAACACTGGAACTATGCTTAATACTGTTGAACCGGGAATTAAACCTTCCGGAGCACCTGTTTCATTCTCTCCTAGAGCACAAAGCACAATCACAAGTGCTTTTGGAAACCCTGTTGCAAATTCATACGATAGAACTGTTGGCGGTCCTGTACCAATCACGGATACTAATATTGATTCAAATTGGCCACAAAATAATTTATAAATACATAAACAATACAAAATGGATATGAATACACAAAGACCTTTAAGAAACCTACACGATAAGGCAGCCGATAGAAATGGGGTAGGAGCAAATGTTTTATGGGATGGGCCATTGGACGATTCTGGTTTACCAAAAGGTAAAGGATTAAGTTCTGGTAAAGATGGTATTAAACTTAGGTTTGATGATCCAAGTTGCGCCGGAGGTTCTATTATACAAAGAGTAAAAGCAAAACAATAATAAAATAAGATATGGCAACTAAAAAAATTACAGAAAAGAAAACAGGTGAGAAGTACGCTTCTAAAGCGGCGATGATGAAACACGAAAAAGGTGAATCAAAAGCTGAAATGAAAAAAGAATACGGAAAACCTAAAGCAGCTCCAAAGCAAATGAAGACTTCTGCCGCTAAAATGAAAAAGTGCTAAATGGCATTTAAAATGGCGGGTTCCTCCTATAATATTGATAACACTCCAATCTATAGTACAGATATGGATAACAATATATTAGGTATGGCACAATCAAATGGAACAATCCTAGTCAACAAAAATATCTCGCCATTAGAATTACGTAAAAGTAAAACTATATCTCACGAGAAGGTCCATATAGACCAAATGAAACGCGGAGACTTAGATTATACAGATACGCACGTTACTTGGAAAGGTAAAAAATATTCAAGAGCAACTATGAAAGAAGGTAGTAAAAAATTACCTTGGGAAATGGAAGCATATAAAAAACAGTAAATACACGCAATAGTAATATTATATAAATCTAATATTATTTAATTATGAAAAAATTACTTTTTATTACAGCGTTTGCTCTATTAAGTTTAACAATTTCAGCTCAATCTAAAATTAGTATAGACAATTTAATTGGATATTGGGAACCAAATCGTAATGCATCGCAAACTGTATTTTGGAAAGATACACAAAATAGACTACAACTAGTACAATTTAGTACGGTAGACGGAGGTGTCTTAAGGCTTATCTCTATGAAGATTGTAAATGATACTTTAGTTGTTAAAACAATTAGAGATGAAAATAAATGGGAAGTTGAAAGCTCATATACATTTATTGGCAAAGATACATTACAGTGTATTGTTAAGGGCCCTATAAATGGTACAATAGTATATACAAAAATAAAATAACTAACAAAAAAAATAAAACAAAATGGCATTTAAACAATCTCCGGGTAGAGGTAACTACGCAAAAACAGGTCATGGAATTCCTTCTCCTCTTAAACAAGAAGAGCCTAAAACAAAAAAAATGCAAGAGCAAGTTGCTAAGAAAGAGAAGTCTGGAGCAACATTTGAAGAGGTAAAAGCTGCTGAAAAATTTGCAAGTAAAGTGCCAGGTACAGGTTTAATAGAAGGAACAGAAACTGATATTCAATCTGGAATGACTAAAGCAAAAGGATACGAGAAAAAATTTGTTACTCAGCCAAGTGGTGATTCTTTCATTACTACTGGTAGTGGTAAAACAATTGCTTCTGCAAAATTTAATCCTCATGGTAATAAAGAAGTAGAGGCTTTAAAGAAAAAATACGAGTCTGACAAAGCATCAACAGAGGATGCTAGAAAAGCAAATGTAACTGCTCAAAATTATAGATTAAAATTAGCGGGTAAATAATAAAAACAAAATATACAATAGAATATTTAAAAAATAAATTATGGGACAATACGGTAATCAACCAGACTTCGCAACAACAGTAGATACAGTGGCTTCTTTGCCTTTAGGTAATATTAAGTCTGCAGCTATATATATTGGAGCGGTAGTTGATCCATTGCTTAATACTACAATAACAGTAAGGCCTGTTGGTAATTCTGCAGACGTAACATTTTCTGGATTAACTAGCGGAACATTTTTACCAGTTATTGTTTCTGGAATTACATCTGCAACTAATATTTCTGTATCAAATATTCTATTAGTATACTAATATGATAAATATAGGGATTGGGATAAGCTGGGCTAAGGCTATATATAGCGTAGCGAATAATGTTATTGCTAATTTTAAAGCAAGAGTATTATCATATCCAAATAGTATATTTGAAGCTGGACCTTGCTTAGATGCAACATTAGAAGGATTAAACGCAAAAGGGTTACTAGATAATGCTTCACTTATTATTACGCCAAACGCATATAATACAGGCATATTATACGATGTTATCCCTAATACTACGTTAGGCGATATGACTGTAGTTCGTGCTACAACAGCAACAAGAGTAAATAGTGCGGGATTGATTGAAGTAGTTCCAAGGAATTTGTTGTTTCAAAGCAATACTTTTACAAATGCAGCTTGGGGAAAGCTTAATGCTACAGTAACGGCAAATGCAATAGTTAGTCCTGATGGAACAACAAACGCAAGTAAATTAGTTGCTATTAATCCAACAGGTAATAATTGGATAAACCAAACTGCCACTAATAATGCGGGTACTACAACTTTTACTATTTACGCTAAACAAGGTGAATATAATGGTGTTTTACTTTATAATAACAGTATAAATACAGGGAGAATATTTAATTTAAATACAGGCACTTTAGGTTCTGTTGTTGGATTATCACCAATAGATTCAAGAATTGAAAGTGTTGGTAATGGTTGGTATAGAGTAACATTAATTACAAATTCTACTTCCTCAAATGAATTTAGAGTTTACATAGCTAATAACAATGCTTTTGGTAATTTAGGAAATGGAACTTCAGGAATATTTGTTTATGGAGCGCAACTTGAAAACTTTGCTACAGCAACAGAATATTTCCCTACAACAACACGTTTAAATATACCTCGTATTGATTACACAAACGGAAGTTGTCCGAGTATATTGGTTGAGCCACAGAGGACTAATTTAATTTTATATAGTGAAAACTTAACTCAATGGGGTTTAATAAATCAAATAGCATCGAGGCAACTTGTAGCAAATCCATTGACGGGAGTAAATAATGCAACGAAAATAACAAAAACAACGGGTGGAAACGACCCTTATTTACGTCAAATATTTTCAGCGGGTAATGGAACTTATACATATTCCGTTTATTTGTGGACTGATGCGGGACAACCAACTGACGCTGCATTGGTTATGTACAATAGTTCGATTAGCGAGGTTTATACTCTTGACGTTACCCTTACCACAACACCGACTCGATATGAATATACTTCTACTTTCGCAAATACGGGTGGGGGTGGAAGCGCAAGAATAGACCTTTCAGCAAGTGCAACAAACCAATACATATACGCTTATGGCGCACAACTCGAAGCAGGTTCATACCCAACTTCATACATTCCAACAATTGCTTCTACTGTAACTCGTAATGCTGATGTAATATCTAAAACAGGAATAAGTAGTTTAATAGGAACTGAATTTACTATGTTTTTTGATGGTTTTGAATCTATGGGTGGAGCTAGTAGTAGATACTTAATATTAAAAGGAGCAAGTACTACATATAATAACTACATTTCTATTGAGGGATTATCTGGAAATAGAATTGGATTTTATATTTATAATAATGTAGGAGCTTTAGTTTTTGCAGCATCTTCTGGAGCTTTTACTAATGGACAAAGAATTAAACTAGCTGCAAGATGTAAAAATAATGATTTTGCAGTTTATTTAAATGGCGTTTTATTAGGTTCACAAGCTAGTGGGACAGTACCAACAACATCAAATTTGTATTTAGGATATTATACTGATTACACTGATAATTACAATAAAATAAATTCAGCGACAATTTTTAATACGGCTTTAACAAATACTGAACTTGCACAATTAACAACACTATAATGGAAATATATAAATTAAACTATTTAGACAAAGAAACTGCAATAGCTGATTTATTAGCAAAAGGAGTTTATAATGAAGATTTATCTTACGGTAAAGGAATTCAAGCAGTTGTTGAAATTGGTAAGGTAGTTGAAATAGAAGGTACTTATGACGAAGAAGGTAATGTAATTACAGAGCCAATCTATTATGATGGATATGCTTACGATGTAATGTGTGAGCAAGAGATTGTTTTTGAAAGTGAAATATTTCCAGTTGACTGTGTACATAGTTTTGCAGGATATGCTCAAGATGCCGATGGATACATACCAGAAAATATTATAACAGAATAAATAAATAATCAATTAAATTAAATAAAAATGGAAATTACAAAACAGATTACAGCAGAACAATTGGAAAAAATCGTAGCAGGACAAAAAGATTTGTCGGCTATCTTATCAAACATTGGAGTATTAGAATCTCAAAAACACGGATTCTTGCATCAACTAGCAGATTTAAATAAATCAATTGAAGAATTTAAAGCAGAACTAGAAGCAGAATACGGAGCAATCAATATTAATTTAGAGGACGGTTCATACACTGAAATTGAAAAACCAGTAGTAGAATAATGAGTTCGGTTATTCGCAAGATAAGCATCGGAACAGACTATAAGAATGAGGCAATGCATTATTCTGTAGGTCAAAATGTTTATGGCGGACACGAGATTTCACATATACTATTAGAAGAAGAAGACAACTCATATAATATATATATTAAAAAGGATAACGAGGTAATGCCGTGGAAGAAATTTAATTCTAATATGAGCATTGCGGTTGAATACGATTTAGAATATTAAGGTGAGAAGTGTCTTTGATTTCATAGTTAAACCTGTGGGGTCTAGATATGAAAATAGTATTGAGGTTGAAGGTAAAGAATTAATTCTTAATACTAAGATAGAAACTTTCAAATCTGTTAATAATATGGCTGAGGTAGTTTCAATCCCATTAGCATATAAAACAGATATAAAAGTAGGTGATACCGTAATTATACATCATAATGTTTTTAGAAGATTTTATGATATAAAAGGTAAACAAAAAAATAGTAGAGCATACTTTAAAGAAGACTTATACTTCTGTAGCGCAGATCAAATCTACTTATACAAAACAGACACGCAATGGAAATCATTTGGCGATAGATGTTTTGTTAAGCCATTAAAAAATATAGACCATTTAAAGCTCGATAAAGAACGTAGACTTATTGGTATATTAAAATATGGTAATGACTCTTTAAAAGAGCTAGAAATCAATCCTGGAGACTTAGTGGGTTATACTCCTTTTGGAGAATATGAATTCATTATAGACGGCCAGAGATTATATTGTATGAAATCTAATGATATTGTTATTAAGTATGGATATAAAGGAGACGAAGAGGAATATAGTCCAAGCTGGGCACAAAGCGGTTCTTGAATTAATTAAAGTTGCTGAAGAAGCAATATTAAATAATGGGGAAGATGATTTGAGTGCAGACAAATTAAAGAATGCCGCTGCTACTAAAAAGCTAGCAATCTTTGATGCTTTTGAAATTCTAAATAGAATAGAAGAAGAGGAAAGAATGTTGGAAGAGAGCGAAAAGGATCCTAATACTAAAGTATTTAAAGGATTTGCAGAAGGGAGATCTAGATAATGTACGAGCAAACACTTTACAGAGTACTACCAGATCATATAAAACCTGGTGTCATAAAGAAAACAAATCGTTATAATAATTGGAAGTATGGGTATAATAAAGACCATGATGTGGTTGTTATTAGTAAAACTGGAAAGATTGGTGAGATTATTGAAATCCAAAATCTAAAAATAGCATTACCATTATTAGAAAATTCGTATAAAACATCTGATAAAAAAGAACAACAATACTGGAAGCAATTAGAGGTTCCTAAGGAGTTAGAAAAAATAAAGAATGTATTTGATTGGAATAAATATCCAGATGCATTTAAAGAGAAGTACTACGACTATATAGACAACGAGTTCAAATATAGAGACGAGGGTTTTTCATTTTATAGTAACGGTACTCCAACATACATAACTGGTACACATTATATGTACCTACAGTGGAGTAAGATTGACGTAGGTGCACCAGATTTTAGAGAGTCTAATAGATTGTTCTTTATATTCTGGGAAGCTTGTAAAGCGGATACTAGATGTTATGGAATGTGTTATTTAAAGAATAGACGTTCTGGATTTTCATTTATGTCATCTGCCGAGTTAGTTAACATAGCTACGATGTCTAGTGATTCTAGGTTTGGTATATTATCAAAGACTGGATCTGATGCTAAGACAATGTTTACAGATAAGGTTGTACCTATATCACTTAACTATCCTTTCTTTTTTAAACCTATCCAAGATGGTATGGATAGACCTAAAACAGAACTTGCATATCGAGTACCTGCTTCAAAATTTACAAGAAGGAAGTTAGATAACAGCGAGTCTGCGGATGAATTAGCAGGATTAGATACAACTATCGACTGGAAAAATACCGGAGACAATAGTTATGATGGTGAAAAATTAAAAATATTAGTTCAGGATGAGGCTGCTAAATGGTTGAAACCTGATAACATCCTTAACAACTGGCGCGTTACTAAAACTTGTTTAAGGTTAGGCAGCAAGATTGTTGGTAAATGTATGATGGGTTCTACCTCAAATGCATTAGACAAAGGGGGATCTAATTATAAAAAATTATATTATGACTCAGATGTTGAAAAAAGGAACCGCAACGGACAGACTAGCTCAGGATTATATAGTTTGTTCATACCTATGGAATGGTCGTTCGAAGGATTCATTGATACTTATGGCTTACCTGTATTCGATACGCCAGAAAAACCAATCAGAGGAGTTGACGGAAATGAAATAGATTGTGGAGTTATTGAGCACTGGCAAAATGAGGTAGATGGTTTAAAATCAGATTCTGATGGATTAAACGAATACTACAGACAGTTTCCAAGAACAGAACAACACGCATTTAGAGATGAAACAAAACAATCATTGTTTAATCTTACTAAGATATACGAACAGATTGATTACAATGATGATTTAAGAAATACCGGGGTTTTAACTAGAGGTAGTTTCCAATGGTCAAACGGTATACTTGATTCTAAGGTAGATTTCTATCCAAATAAAGATGGTAGATTCCTAATATCTTGGGTACCGCCTAAACATCTGCAAAACCGCGTAATAATAAAAGATGGGTACAAATATCCAGGCAATGAACACTGTGGTGCATTTGGTTGCGATAGTTACGATATATCTGGGACTGTAGACAATAGAGGTTCAAATGGTGCTTTGCATGGATTAACCAAATTTTCTATGGAAGATGTACCGCCTAATCATTTCTTTTTAGAATATATAGCTAGACCTCAAACGGCAGAAATCTTTTTTGAAGAGATACTAATGGCTTGTGTGTTTTACGGTATGCCGATTTTGGCAGAGAATAACAAAGCAAGATTGTTGTATCATTTTAAGAGAAGAGGTTACAGAGGGTTTTCAATGAATAGACCTGATAAGGTTTGGAACAAATTATCACCAGCAGAAAAAGAAATTGGGGGTATACCAAACTCAGGACAAGATATTATACAAGCACACGCTGCAGCAATAGAAACCTATATAGAAAATTTTGTAGGTTATAATACTGATTCTCATGGAGATATGTATTTTCAAAAAACATTAGAAGACTGGGCAAGATTTAATATAAATGATAGAACAAAGCATGATGCTTCTATTAGTTCAGGATTAGCTATAATGGCGTGTAATAAACATATGTATACTCCAACAAGTAACTTTCAAAAAGACGCAGTTTCTTTAGGATTTAAAAGATATAATAACGATGGTCATAGTTCAAAAATAATATAATAGATGATTTATACAAATAATAATAGCTCTTTCCCTAGCCAGGTGGTACCTGATGAAGAAAAACAAAGTTATGAATATGGCGCTTTAGTCGGCAGAGCTATTGAAAACGAATGGTTTAGAGGAGATCGTGTTGGTGGTGGAGTTGGAAACCGTTGGGGATCTAACTGGCAAAACTTTCATAGACTTAGACTTTATGCTAGAGGTGAGCAACCTGTACAAAAATATAAAGATGAATTATCTATAAATGGTGATT